TTGGAAGTTTTTATTAATGTCTTGACGGTATGCACCTTTAATATCTTCGACATGGTCAGCACCGACTTCTACATTATAGTCACCACCAACTTTAAGAGTATAATCACCTTTTACACTGAGATTCAGATTACCATTATATTGTATATCACCATCACCTTCGATAATAACCTTTTCATCACCAGCACTAATACGAATAGTATTACGTGTAGAGTTAATAATAATAGATCCATCAGGTAACATATCAATACCGGTACCAGACGAATGTTTGATAAGGATACGATTACGGCCAGGTGTATCATCATATTCTGTTACATGGCCGGATACAAATTCTCTTACTTGATTCTTTGTATATTCAGATGCTGGGAAGTCATCGATTTCGAGATCTAAACGCTCTGCACCGCCACCGAGCTTTAGCCTATTCTCATCAATACCACGTGCAGCACGGTTAGTTTGCTGAGTGCCAGAGTACTCTCTACGAGGATACGGGCCAGTTGGATCAAAGAATCCATCATGTTGAATGCCTTGAGTTTCGGCAAGTGATCCGACTTTGGCTTTTAGTTGTTCATCACTAGGTGTTGGCATTAATCGCCTCCTCCAAATCCGTCTTCTACCGCAGCAATATTAGCTTCTGATGATGCTGCAAGATTAACATTATATTGTCTATGTGCTTCGTCATATAGATTACTATTTCTTGGTAGCACAATATTGTTTTCAATTGCACCTTGTAATATACCGAGCTCTTGTATTTTAACAAATGCAACATTTGGTTCACTATACTTTGTTGCAAAATCTGCTCTTGATTCTGGAAAGTAAGCATATGAAATAGCTTCTGTAATCGATTCAAACTGTTGAGAAACTCCGAACTCTGTCCTTGTTGCAGTATATTTATTCCTTTCATAATCATATGATAATCGACTAATACGAAATGCTAAATCAATACGATCAGCTGCAGCTGCTGCAGTTGTTTCTACTTTCGGTGTTCTCTTTGGTATATAAGGTTTACCAATCTTAGCTCCTAGTGATCTCATATAATCAGGAACATTAAAACCTGGGCCTGTATGTGGACCAAAGATTTCATCCCAACCCAGTGCTCTACCTCCGGGATTGACATGGAGGAATGCAGATGCAATCATCTTAAATGAATTATATTGAGCTTCGTTAATTGATTGAGGACTATATGTAGAACTAGTTTTTTCTCCAGCCGGCACTGCATGTCCTGCATCGAAGATAACATTTACACCATATTTTAATAGGTTGTTTGCTGTCTTCTGAAGGTCTGCAGACTGATCACCTAATGGATAAACACCGAACTCTTCGAGTGGTAGCATTCGAGTTACAGTGCCATCCTTTTCAATAAAGAAATGACCGGGACTATTTTTCTTTTGTTCTGCTAAAGTCTTTGCTTCAGGTATTGCTTCATAAAATGCTTTCATAATATCATTGAATTGTTTTGGTATTACAGATCGATCTGCAGCAGATCCTGTCCATTCAACAGTAAGCGTATGATATTCTCTTCTTACTGATTTTAAATCAAGAATTAATTCTTCTACACTATGCACTTTTGTATATAGAGGTGAAGGAGATGCAGCACCTGAAGTAATTGCACCTACTTCTTGTATAGGTGTTGATGGCTTTGTATTCATTATTGGACCGTCTTCAATCACATCAGATAATTGAGTAAATCCGCCTTTGTTAACAATATCAGGTATATCAATACCAGTTGTCTGATCAATGCCACCGATAGCACCAGGAATTTCAACTCCGAGTTCTTTTATTGTAGGTATGCCTTGAGTCGAAGCTGCAATGTTACCCATCATATTTGCTTTATCAACTCCGATTGCTCCGAACTTGTTTTTTTCAATAACATCTGTAATTGCTCCGAATCCCGCTCCACCAGCGGTACCGGTGTTAGCTTTAAATCTCGAAAGTAAGTTATCAACTGTACCACTACTCTGAGCCATTGGATCACCAACTTTAATACCTAATTTAGGATCTGCAATCTTTGATTTGAAAGAACCAAATGGATTGTCAAGAGTAGCCATTTGTTTAGAGGCAATATCTTTTACATCTGTTACCGCATCACTACTATGATCTTGTTGCACTGTCGCAGTCAAAGCATCAGCATCAATCTTACTTACTAAAGCAGACACTGCCATAGGATCTAAACCTATTTCTCTAAATTTTTCTTGTGCAACTGGATCATTCGCTGCACTATTAGCCTGATTTACTGCATCTTTAATCATTGCCGGCGATAACGCTTTGGCTTCAGTTAATGCTTTCTCAATACCTTTTGGACTACCATCAGCTATGATTTGATCTACTACTACATCAGATCGAGTGGATCGAGCTGTAAGAGTATCAATCGCGCTTTTCTGAGTAGGCACTGATACAGTTGCAACTTTTGGTACAGATGCACCCATCTGAGATGGTGTAGGATCTTTTTTCTTACCGCGTGGCTTTGCAGATTCTGCTATTGATTTAAATCCAGAAACAGTTTGACCGAAGGTTGCAGAACCTGATGCAAATTCAGAAAATAATTTAAGTGCTTGTCTTTCACGTGCTTTTGCTGCTGCCTTTTCTGTAGCAGACAATTCTCTTACTTCTTTCTGTTTATTCTTAAGAGGAACACGTTTAACAGGTTTTAATTGATTCCCATTAATAGGATTCCCATCTCTATCTACTACAATAGCCATTATGTACACAGTCTCCTATATATTTCTTCTGCAGCTTCCACTCTTTCTTTTTGTTTTTTAATCTTTGGATTCTCAAATCGTGATTCAAATATAAAGGTAGCTTCCTCGATTGTCTTAGCTTTCTTTAGCTCTGCGTATTTGTAATATGTTTTGTGATCATTTAATTCTTTAATTGTAAAAAGCAATTGCGCATATAAAGTAGTCCACGATAAGTTACGTTCGGCTGCAAATGATTGTAGATTCTGATATCGATATCCTGCATTTGATGATGAGTTCCATTGTGCTATACCAAATGATCTTTCAGGTGGTGCAGATTGAGCAATAGTATTTAAGTCTCCACCGGACATTGATGCACCAGATTCGATATAGAAATTTCCTAGAATACCACATGCTACATGCGGTTCGAACCCTCCACCTTCCTTTGTAAGAAAGAAATTAAATGCCTTTTCAATATTGTCAGCTCCGACAAGATATCTATTATCAACATCAGTATTATCGATAGGGCCAATCCCAGGTGGATAATGTACTCTTTCATCATGTTGTAACTGATCTGCTACTGTTGATTCAGTATCGAGCATTTGAGTAGTAATAGGTCTCTCATATTTTGGAACAGATCCAAGTACTAGTGGCAATTGAGAATCCTTACCATCCATAAAGACACCATACACTTGAGCTTGTACTTTTATACCGATATTAGTACCGATACCAGAAGATCCACCTTCTGTTACTGGTATTACAACTTGAGCCCACGGTAAATCGCCATCTTCAATATAAGCTGTATTATGAGTATGCATACCAAAGATTCTTACTTTAATTCTGCCAAGTTCCAATGGATCATTAATATTAACCACTGTTCCCATAAACCATCGAGTATTGTCACCATAATACTTCATGATAATATTCCTAGAATTGAGTCTTCTTTATATGAAGATATTTTTACACACTGCAATGTTAACATATATTTTTCTGCAGTAAGTGTATGCTTAGCTGCGTATATGATATAGTCACCGGATTTCTTTGTATCTATTTTGGATTCAGAATCTGCTGGTCGATTAGCCAAGAATAATACTCTTACCGTATTGCCGATTGTTCTATGGTAGTCTCCGGAAATAAATCCTCTACCATCAATTACTATATTGACAGGAGATTTAATAAGAAAACTTTTTAATGCTTTACCAATCGATTTTTTATTATGTGCTTCTGCATCACCTTCTTGATCTATAGACTTAAATTGATTTGATCCATCTTCAAAAGCACCGGATTGAGAAAATTGTGATATGTGTTCTGATTCATATTTCTGTATAGCTTTTTCATTGATCTCATAATTATTTGAAAATGTTACTCTTTCGTATTCTTTTAATTCAAGTTGAGATAATGCATCATTCTCAATATCAAATGAATGTGTTTTATATCTACCTGTTAAACTATCATAGAAAGAATATTTAGCTCCGACTACACCTTCCCTTATTCGACTATACATATCATCATTATTTTCTAATGAATATGATTTTATAGGAATCATTTCCTGAGAATTTCGTACTTCTGCAAAACCTTCGGCACTTCCATGTAAGAAAGGCAACTTTATATTAACAGGAGTTTGAGTTAACATTGCATTTAAATCTGTATAGAACAAATCATCCGATTGAAATGTAGAGAACAAATATGTAGGTAATCCATTTGCATTAGTAAGTCGTGATTTAATCCAAGATAAAGCTCTTAACGGTGAAAGATTAGGAATAATCATTTTCATTTTATCTTGATATGTACTAGAAGAAGTAAATTCTTTTATACCTTTACCAAGATATTCTTCGGTAATAGCTTTCATAATCGTAAGAGGATTACCTTTATACGCACGATTAACATTTATAAGATTTGATTCATATTCTGAATATTCTATTAAGTTCAAAAAGATAGCTTCTGTTGATTCATTATTTTTCTTAGCAGAAATTACTTTATGTACAATAAACTTTTTAGATATTGACTTAGGCATATTAGGATTTTCAGATTGGTTTAGAAATATAGTAATTGTTTCTGCGCCTTGAAAATCCATTCTATCATAGAGTCTCATAGAGTCAACAATAGCAATTTTACCGGTAAGGTAGTTGTTTTCTATATTTTCAAATATCTCAATGTCAGTAACTACTCCTAAAATTTCTAAACCATTTTGATCTAAAAATCGAGAGGAATTAATAATTACACTTTCAAGGGAATAACCCTTTACTGATTCGGTATTACTTGACATTATGAATTAATAGCCTGTTTAAAGAGTGCCACTACCTGATTAATAAGATCCGGTTTTACTACTTTAATTTGTTTTAGATTATCATTATCTTTTATGTATCTATCTAGATGTGTTACTTCTGTAAGCTGTGCACCGGGTCCAACGGCTGGATCAATATCTACTATTTCACCACTACCATTCTCGTAATGATGTGCTGACAAATATTCTAAAGATGCACCGGTTGTAGTAACTGTTTGAGTACTAACAGCAGCAGATACGTTACTTACTGCTTCACCTATTGCAAATGCAGATTGCGCTGCCACAGTAACTTGGCCAATATCTAAATTTCTACGAAGCACTGATCCTCTAGAAGCAGTGTTTAGTCCAACTACAGTTTCACCAACTTTATGTGTATTTGTTAATGAATCTTTAGTTGTATATGTAAAATGTGGAAAGTCTATTTTTGCTCTTTTAATAATTTCTTCATTTGTTACTGGCCAACCTTGCTTTCTTAAATGGTCATTTAAAAGAAAAAATGTCCAATGGTAAATAGGTGTACCGTATATATCATAAGAACATTGATCAGGTCTATTTCCTTCTTGTATATCATAAAAAGTATGGAATGCCACATTATCTGCAATACGATCTAGCACGTCAGAATATGCTGATATATCTTGAACTAGCTCACTGGATATCTTACCAGTGCCCTGTGCTTCTTGGTCACCAAATATATAAAAAGCTCGAGGAAATTTATTAAAGTATTGCATTAGTAACCGCCTTGAATATCTTGTTTTGATAGCGCTCTGTATTCTTGGAATACAAGAGTAAGATCAACTTCAGTAGGATGACCGTCATCATGAAATGTCATTGAAGTGGCATTATATGAAGCTTGTGCACTTCGTAGATAACAATGCTGTAAAGCTGGTACTTTCATATTAGCACCTCTCATATTAAATTCTATCTTAAACAAATTAGGAAACTTATATCCTGCTGGAATACCGGCACCAATATTAATTGTTTCCGGATACATTTCCATTCTAAATGTTTTGATAATCGCTTCAATTTGACTTGCTTCTTGTGCAGAAGTAGCAATTAACTTAAATGTAAATGAGAACTGACGAATGTTTGGTTTATCAAAAAGCAATCGTGTTCCTGGATTAACTCCAGTTTGAATCGCAGTTGTAATCGCTGCGCGCACACCTTCCTTTGGTATAAACTGTGCTGCACGTGCACCGGCAACCTGCGCGGCTTCAGCTGATAATGTACCTCTTGCTAAGTTAAAGATAGATTCTACCCCTTCGCTAACTCCTTTACCTACAGCGTTCAATAAACTTTTACCATTGCCAATTGCAGCAAGGCCTGTTAAACCAGCTGGACCAAGATCAACTTGATTATAGTTTACATCATCATTGAATGTAAGCGATTGAGGAAAATATAATTCCATTATTGGAACGCCATCGGCCGGAGTAGCTTTTACATTTGTAGTGTCAGGTATATTTGCGCCATTTCTTGCATCAGCAGTTGCTTCAGCATTTTTAGCCATTACCGCTCTTTCAACTTCAAATGGATTTACAGAACCACCAACAGTTGCAGTTCGAGGTTCCGGTTCATTTCCAAAATCATCAACACCATCATATCCACTTGAAGTAGCAACTCTATTTTCTTTAAGCTGCTCTTCTGCTTTAGTTTTAGCTTTAGCATCTTTAATAGTCATAGCTTTACTATTACCCCAACCGAGCAATGGTACATCAAATATTTCTGCTAAAGCCTTTGGGTCAATTGTATATGCATCAACTTTATATGCAGTAAACTTAATTTTAGCTGGATGATTGACATCATTATGTAATGGATAAACAAGTCTTACCTTTTTTCTATTAAGATGTCCACTTACTTTTTCCTCCACAACAGTAGCTGTTTTACCACCCAAAGAAGTTGTATCAGCCTGACTTCGTGCAGTAAGAGTAGTACCACCCGGATTACCGCCGGTACGTGGAGAAGCTGAAGGAGGTACTTGTTTACTAATGTAATGTTGCTTTTGACCAGATGCCATATGATTATCCTATAAATAAAAATATCTTGAACTATTTATAACGAAAAATGGCGTATTCTGGTAAGTATAAACCCAACATAAAAAAGTATAGCGGTGATCCTGATAAAGTAACCTATCGTTCTCATTGGGAAAAGCTATGCTTTATGTGGTGCGATAGCAATCCTTCTGTCAAATCTTGGAGCTCAGAAGAAACTGTTGTACCCTATTTTTGGGATATAGACAAGAAGATGCACCGGTACTTTGTAGATCTAAAGATAACATTCGCAGATGGAAAAACAATCTTAGTTGAAATTAAACCAGATAAAGAAACAAAGGTTCCTAAGAATCCTAATAAGAGTAAAAGATATATAGGTGAAGCAATGACCTATGTAAAGAATATGAATAAGTGGGAAGCTGCTAATAGCTTTGCAAAGGATAGGGGATGGACATTTCAAATCTGGACAGAGAATACACTGAAGTCTATGGGGATAATGAAAGATCAGCCGGGTAAACTTAAACCACTAAAACCATTGAAACCATATCGTAAAAAGCCTAAGAAAAAGATATAAATACAGGTATGAGTAATCTATTTGCAAAACTTGGCTACGAAGCTTTTAGAGCCGGGATCAATCCTAGAACTAAAGAGGCACAGGATTGGTTCAGACGTAAAGCACAACAAATGCGTAGAGTAAATCGGACAGCGTTAATGAACGCTGAAGAAGTAAAGCTTGTGAATAGACAACAACCTTTGATTGGATCTATGAACATGTTTTTCTATGATCCAAAAACAAAAGACACTTTGCCCTTCTACGATCGATTTCCCTTGGCTATCATCGTAGGACCCGCAGAGAAAGGTTTCTATGGTTTGAATCTACATTACTTGCCTCCTTTACTAAGAGCTAAATTTCTTGATGCATTATTAGATATAACTAATAATAAAAAGTATGATGAAACTACACGGTTTCAAATGTCATATAAAATGTTAATGGCTTCATCTAAAATGAGATATTTTCAGCCATGTTTTAAACACTACTTAACCGCACATGTTAAATCAAGACTCGCGCGTGTACCCGCACCCGAGTGGGAGATTGCAACATTCTTACCAACTGCAAGCTGGGAAAAGTCGAGTGCTGCTAATGTGTATAAGCAATCAAGGAAAGCAATATGAGTACTATAGACCAACTTAAATCTCTTGCTTCAGCAAAGCTTGGATTTGCACGATCAAATCAATTTTTAGTTGAACTTCCTGGGACATTTAGTTCTGGTGGTATTTTTGGAGCTTTAACTACTCTTTTAACTTCTGGTAATATGGGAGGCGGTGATCTAAATTTATTATGCGCATCTGCAACATTACCGGGAAAACAAATCTTAACACTTGATCGTAGAACTGGTATGCAATTTGAAAAGGTTGCTTATGGTTATGCTGTTGACGATGTATCACTATCATTTATAGCTCTTAATGATTACGGTACTCGTAAATATTTCGATGCATGGCGTGAAAGAGTAATAGATGAAACAGGTCAAACAGTAGGATATAAAAAAGACTATGCTAAGCCTGTTAAAATACATCAATTAAGAAAGCCAATAAAAAATATTGGTACAGACATAGGTCCTATAAGCATTAATGTAGGTCTTGGTGGTGGATCGGTTTATTCTGTTGAATTAATTGATGCATTCCCTACTACAATTGGACAAGTAGAATTAAATAACGAATTGGATGGATTGGTACAAATTAATGTACAGTTGTCATATACTAACTGGCAAAGAGCAAGTGGTGGACAACGGTGGATTCAAGCTTCAGCCGGGCTTGGATCACTTTCGCAATTTCTTGGTTAGGAGTAAATTATAAATGGCATTACCACGATTGAATGAAAATCCAGAGTATGAATTAACTATACCATCAACTCAAAAGTCTGTAAGATACAGGCCGTTTTTAGTAAAAGAACAAAAGAATTTATTAATTGCATATGAGTCAAAAGATCAATCGCAAATAATTTCTTCAATACTTAATTGTATTAGTTCATGCATACAAGAAGAAACAGATGTGTCTAAGCTTTCTACATTTGATACTGACTATATTTTTACTAAGATAAGATCTAAATCTGTCGGCGAAAAAGTTACTGTTAGTGGTACATGCCAAGCATGCCAAGCAAAGTCTGATGTAGAAGTTGATCTGGATATGATTAAACTTGAAGGTGAATTAAAACCACAAAAAATTGAATTGACTAGTGATATTCATTTAGATATGAAATATCCTACATATAAAGATTTTATTAGCAGTGATACTATTATGGAAATGAATACTAATTCTATATTTGAAATGCTAACAACATGTATCAAATCTGTAAGAACAGAAGAAGAAAATATTAATTTAGCTGATGAGCCAAAAGAAGAAATAGAACGATTTGTTAATTCATTAACTGGTGAACAATTTCAACGTATTCAAACTTTTATAGAAAATGTGCCAAAGATAACATTAGATATTGAATTTGATTGTAAAGCATGTAACGTACATAACAAACATAAATTGGAGGGGCTGCAAGATTTTTTTTCATAAACCTTTCTCATGACTCGTTAGAGAATTATTATCGTACCAACTTTCAAATGATGCAACACTTTAATTATTCTCTAACAGAATTAGATAATATGATGCCATGGGAAAGGGAAGTATATTTAACATTACTGTTAGATCATCTGAAAGAAAGAGAAGCAGCAAATAACACATGACCACATTAGCAGATATCAATGATACCTTAATAAAAAATCGACAAGTGCTAGGTGCAAAGCAAACCTACACTAGTGCTCGAGTTGATGCGCTATCGGCTGGCTTTAAAAAATTTACAGACTTATTAGAAGCCGAAAGTAATGCTGATGATTTAGATGAATTAGGTGAAAGTAGAAAAAGCGGCGGGCCAAAAGCAATTGATGTTAAGCAAGCTGGAGAAGATGGTTCCGGCAAAGGTAGATTTTTTGATTTTGATGTAGGTAACTTAATACCATTAGTTGGTGGTGTATTAGCAGGACTTCTTAAACGTGGTGGCTTAGCTATAATTGCAGGAATTTTAGCCGATGAAATTGGTCAAGGTATTGCTAAACTAACTGGTAGTGACGCATTAGGTAATGTTGCTGAATGGGCAACTATGGGAGGTGCTTTCGGATTTCTTTTTGGTGCTAAGTTTGGTTTGCTAGGCGCAGTTATTGGTGCCATATTCAGTGAAGCATCTAGAGAAAAAATAGCAGGAATTCTATCTGATGTTTTTGGAGAAGAAATTGGAAAAGCAGATAAAGCTACATTCCTAGCGGCTGGGGCTGCATCTGCTGTAGCTGCTTTTATGCCTAAATTATTATTTAAGCTAGTACCAAAATTAGTTGGATTTCTATTATCACCAGTAGGATTAGTAGTAATAGCTACAGCAGCAGTATTAGGTTTAGCTATAGGATATTTTACTAATGATGAGTTTAGAAGTTCAGTTGATAAAATGATTCAACCTTTACGTGATAAGATGACTAAGTTTAGAGATGATATGATTGAATCTACTAAAAACTTTTTAGATAAACTTTTTGATCCTCTTATTACAACTACTAAAGAAAATGAAGAAATTGATAAGAAAATGAGCGCCGAAGATTTAGCAGCTCAAAAAAAGATACAAGATCAAATAGCTGCAACAGAAACTTCTAGAGGAGCAATATTTAGTGCAAGGCAAGCTCAGTTTGGTGATATTGCACCGGGTAATCAAAGTTTAGAAAGAGTAAGAAAAGCTGGAGAAGAAGCTGGCATTGATTTAGAAAATACTAAAAATGAAGATGGTGTAAAGCTATCATCAATTGAAGATACCAATACTCTTTTCTTTGCAATCAATAAAATTCTAATGGATCGACAAGCAGCATTAGAAAAACAGCTAGAACCAATACTTGAAAAGCGAGATGAAATAGAGGTTGATATTGAAAAGAAAGAAGACATTAGCAACATGTCTGATTCTTCTCTTTCTAGTAGAATTAAAACTCTTACTGCAATGAAATCAAGTCCGAATTTTTCAAGATCTGATAATGCTCAAAGAACAGCTGCTATTAATGATGAAATTAAAATTTTACAAACTGAACAACAATCTAGAATTTTATCACCAGCTGTTGTAGATGCATCAACTACTAATAATGGAAGTTCTACTACAGTGATTACCCCACCGGCTCCTTCTGCTAATAACAGTGAGGATCCGGTGAGGGAAGCAGTTGTTTT